AGAAATTATATAGGTCAAAAGTCTTGGGAATTTTTAGATCATCATGGCTACGATATGAAACAATATCAAACCATGTTTTCTGAAATGTGGGTACAAGAATTTTCTAAAAAAGGAGGAGGTCATCATTCGGCACACATTCATTGGAATCAGCATGTATCAGGATTTTATTTTTTAAAAGTTAATGAAAAAACTTCTTATCCTATTTTTCACGAACCGAGAACCGGGGCAAGAGCTACTAAATTAAAAATGAAACCAGAATTAAAAGGTGTCTTTCATGGAACAGAGCTCGTTAATTTTAGACCGAAACCAGGAACTTTAATTATCTTTCCAGGATATCTAGAACATGAATACGCAGTCGATCACGGCAAAGCACCCTTTAGATTTATTCATTGGAACATCACTGCTATCCCTAAAGAGATGGCAAGAAATGTTTAAAAAAGATAAATATTGTGTAATTCGTCAAGCCATCTCAAAAGACTTAGCTGCCTTTGTTGCCAACTATTTTTCAATAAAAAAACAGGTTTATGATACTTGTCGACAAAGGAGATTTATTTCTCCTTATGAAACATTATTAGGTGAGTATGAGGGAGCCGACGGCCAGATTCCCCATACCTATTCTAATTATTCGGATATCGCTATGGAAACTTTAATGTTGAAGTGTCAGCCCATTATGGAAAAGACGACAGGATTAAAACTAAACCCTGCTTATACTTTTGCCAGAATTTATAAAAATGGGGATGTTTTAAAAAGACATAAGGATAGATTTAGTTGTGAGATATCTACAACAATGAATCTTGGAGGAGACCCCTGGGCTTTATATTTAAGTCCAAACGAGAATGTTGGTATACCTAACGGTAAAAATATTACTACTGAAAGCACAGCTAAGGGCATTAAAGTAGACTTAAAACCCGGAGATATGTTAGTTTATTGTGGCTGTGAAGTGGAGCATTGGAGAAATAAATTCAAAGGTAAAGAATGTATTCAGGTATTTTTACATTATAATAATCGCAAGACACCAGGAGCTAAAGAGAACATCTTTGACAAGCGACCTCATTTAGGTCTTCCCTCGTGGTTTAAGAAATGATATAGTTCTTTGATGGGGGCAGTGACTCCACCACATACCTCACTGCTCCCTTTAAAGGACTATATATGTTATTAGGAATTGCATCATTCGCAGAATTACCCATTTCAACGGCAGGACCGGATAATAGTGTAACTATTTCCGCTACAAAAAATGCGTTAGCTATCAGTATTGGTAATCCAGGAATTACTGCAGATGCAATTATAGAAGATCCTACTGGTTCTCAAGTAACTTTAGGATTGGGAAGTGTCACTCTCACAGGAAATGCTAATGTTACTGGAGTTAAAAATGAACTAGTATTAGGTACAGGAACGGTCACCGTTACTGCTGGTGCTAACATCACCGCTGTTAAAAACGAACTTGTAATTTCGTCAGGAACCGTTACAATCACAGGAACTGCGAATGTTTCACCTACGGGTAGTGGATTAACATTGTCAACAGGTACAGTCGCGGCTATAACATGGAGTGAAATTATACCAGGGGCAACTATGACTTGGACACCAATAGACCCAACTTAAAATTATGGCATCAACTTATTCAACAGATTTACAATTAGAACTCGTTACAACCGGTGAAAAAGCTGGGTTGTGGGGCGGAATCACTAATACTAATCTTCAAATTTTAGAACAATCGGCTACGGGTTACGCCAGCGTAGATATGGCGGCAGCTAGTATAACACTTACCTTAACGGATGGTGCAACTTCCAATGGTAAAAATATTTATTTAAGACTTTACGGAACCTTAGCCGCGAATCGAACTTTAACAATGCCTGTAACTGCAGAAAGAGTTTGGATTATAAAAGATGAAACGGTTAGAGGAAATTCAAATTATACTTTGGGAGTTTTAACCGCTTCAGGAACAGAACAACCCGTACCACCAGGTGCGACTCTTTTATGCAGATCCGATGGAAGTGAAACAGTCATTACTATTCTTGAAAAAGGTTATGCAACTATTACAGATTCCAACACTCCTTATACAACTGTAGCAGGAGCACAAATTCTTGCTAACACTTCAAGCAACCCTATTACTGTTACTTTACCAGCTGCAGCTTCTACTGGAGATGAGGTTACAATCATTGATGGCCGAGGCACTTTTCAATCTAACAATTTAACCGTAGGTCGAAATGGATTAAAAATTAATACTGGAACTTCGGATTTAACACTAAGTAATAATGGTCAATCCCTAACGTTAGTTTATGTAGACGCAACACGTGGCTGGGCCTATAAAACTAACTATACTTCTTAGGAGCTATAAAGATGGCTCTTACATCTATACAATTTGCACCCGGAATAGACAAACAAGATACGGCGATTGGAGCAATCGGTCGTTGGGTCGATTCCGATAATGCCCGATTCAGATACGGTCTTCCTGAAAAAGTAGGAGGATGGTCTTCTTTATTAACGGATACAATTTGTGGAGTAGCTAGAAAACAACATTCTTTTGTAGACTTAGATGGCAATAGATACGTAGGAATTGGAACCGATAAATTTCTTCTTATTTATTTTGAAGGTCAACTTTACGATATAACTCCATGGCGTTCTAATAATGCCGGAGCGCAAACAACTTTTACTTCTTCTACTTTATCAACGGACAGTACTGTCGTTAAAACATGTACTATTACAACCACCAGCGCTCACGATTTAGCAGTGGGGGATATGATTGTTTTAACTTCTGTTACTCTTCCTGGTGGAACTGGTTTAACCGATGCTCAATTTGAAGATAAATTATTTCAAGTTTTAACAGTTCCAAGCGATGTTACATTCACTATTAATTCATCAGCTCAAGCTAGTTCAGCTATTAGTACAGGTGGAAGTATGACGGTTCAACCTTATGCAACTGTTGGACCCGCAGCTCAAACTTATGGCTATGGATTTGGTGTAGGTAATTATGGTGGAACGATTACTGGAGTTTTAACCAATACTTTAAATGGCGGATTAAGTGCTGATACAGCTGGAACAGGTGGAATTGGAACTTCTATTACTTTAACGTCTGCAACAGGTTTTCCAAGTGCAGGAACGATCGCCGTTGAAAATGAATTAATTACATATACAGGAGTTTCTACAAATGATTTAACGGGTTGTACCAGAGGAGCTTATGGAACGGCTACAGTCGGAACTTCAAATGGACAAGTTCATACTAATGGAACAACCGTTTCTAACGCCACAAATTATACAGGATGGGGAGATGCAGTTCTTGCATCAACTATTACTTTAGAACCTGGACTTTGGTCTTTAGGTAACTGGGGAGGCGTCCTTGTTGCAACTATAGCAAATGGAAAAACTTATACTTGGAACTCTACCGTTGCTGCGCGATTTACAACTCGGGCTTCCACTATTACAACAAGTTATGTTACAGCTCTTACTGGAGACGATGGTAATCCTACGGCGAGTAGAATGACTTTAATTTCTCCAACGACTCGGCACTTAATTCATTTAGGAACAGAGACAACCATTGGAGATGCATCAACTCAAGATGACATGTTTCTAAGATTTTCAGATCAAGAATCCATTAATGTATATCCTCCTTCAGCAACGAACAGTGCAGGTACCTATAGATTACAAGATGGTTCAAAAATTATGGGAGGCATTGTAGCTAAAGAAAATATTTTAATATGGACTGACAATGCTTTGTATTCTATGAAATTTGTCGGAGCTCCTTTTACCTTTGGATTTGAACAGGTTGGTACGAACTGTGGACTCATAGGTCAAAATGCAGTAGTTGAAATTGACGGTGTTGCCTATTGGCTCGGCAATAATGGTTTCTTTTCATTTGATGGTACCGTTAATAATTTACCCTGTAGTGTAGAAGATTATGTCTTTGATGATTTTGATACCACAAAAGGTCAACAGGTAAACGCAGGAATTAACAATTTGTTTACAGAAGTGATCTGGTATTACCCAACTCAAGGGGCAACTTATAACGATCGTTATGTAACTCATAATTATGGCGAATCACAAAAGCTTCCTATGGGAAATTGGTATCCAGGAAGTAATACTAATTCTATTCGAACGACTTGGATTGATTCTATTATTTATCCTAAACCCTACGCGACTCAGTTTAACAGTACGGCAACCGGAACTTTTCCAAGTATCATTGGAGAAACAGGATTAGGGCAAACTGTTTATTTTCAACAAGAAACAGGGACCGATCAGATTAATCCTGATGGTTCGACAACTACTTTAACATCTCATATTCAATCTTATAATTTTTCATTACAGAAAGATCAAACTGAAGTCTTTTTAGCAATGAGAAGATTTATTCCTAATTTTAAACTTTTAACGACTAAAAATACTGTAACCATTAAACTCAAAGATTATCCTTCTGATACATTAGCGAATAGTGATTTAAGTCCTTTTACTGTTTATCCAACAACTCAAAAGATAGATACGAGGGCTAGAGGGAGATACGCAAGTTTAAGAATTGAAAATGATGGAGCTGCTGAAAACTGGAGATTTGGAACTTTCCAAGTAGATCTACAACCGGATGGGAGAAGGTAATGGCAGGTCTATTAGATTACTACAACCAAAATCCAGAACTTTGGGAAGAAAATAAACACTTAGTAGCAAAAGATCCAGCTTACGATTTAGGGTTGATGGATT